GCCGGTCAATCCCCATCTGATGGGTATTTTAGATAGAGCGCCAGTGAGCATAGACTTCAATACAGAGGCCTTTGCAGAATGGACTTCATCAACTATTATACAGACCACACCTTCAGCAAACTGTTCAAGCGTGAGTTCCGAATCTTCTTCTAACAGTTTATTCAGACTTTGCCAAGTGCAGATAGTATGAGTTTTATTGTAATCTTTTCTGTCGCCAAAGTATACACCTACATCAAGTCCCACATTTTTGTAATCTTCTTCTGTCTGAACTACCAATGTTTTTGTAGGTACAATAACCAGACTTCTGCCATAGTTTTGGACGCTATAGCTGAGTGCTGCTGTAGTGATTGTTTTTCCTGCGCCGGTCGCGACCTCTTGGATACTTTGTGGGTTGGTCAAAAATTCGTTGATGACTTTGATTTGATAATCACGCAGAACTATTGGCTGTCCTGCTTTTTCATGTCCTTGCGGCCACGCATGAGATGCAAGCGTGTTTTCATCAACTTGAGTAAAATCAAAAGAAGTTTGATACGTTCTATGATCTTCTAATTCAATTTCATACCCTGCCTCTTCAATCAGAGGCAAAATTTCTGACAATAGATTAATGTAGGTTGATCCGCCTAGAGTAAAGTATGTTACTTTACCATTCCATCTGCCTAATTTGAATGCAGGTCTAAATCTTGCACCCGGTTCTTCGAATTCAAACTTCTTCATTAAAGCCTTGCGCGTTGGTAGATCTAAACCATGGAACTTACAGTTCACTTCGTCTTTTATTTCAAGTTTTACTGTTTGCACAATTTTTCTCTATTATATCTTCCTGTTTTGCGCTTGATAATTGCAGTTGCGATGGCAACCTCATTTTCGATAGCAGCTACTATTTCCTTAATCTTGTTGTTAACAAGATTGATAGTTTTATAAATAGATGCCATAGATGAGCCATTAAATTTATACATTTATTTATCCTGTTAATTAGATCGCTCATAATGAATCTTTAGGTCAATCTTGAAATTATAGAACCTATGAGATCAAAATACAAATAAAATGGGAGAGCATTTCTGCTCTCCCAAAGTTGAGTCACTGTCAGCTTATTATGCGGCGCAGAGAGTCTTGGCAAGCATCCGCCAGCCCTCACGATCAATGTTGTAGAGATCAGCGATCTTCTTGGCAAGACGCATCGAAACATCTCCAAGGCGATCACGCTCTTCCCACATGAAGTCCAGAATCTCGTCACTCTGCTCGGCGTTGAGATCATGATCGGCAAACAAACCGCCCGGGCAATCACGATGCACCTGACGAACGCGAAGCATGCGGTCACGCGCAGTGTTGATCGTCAGATCCAGATAGTGACAACGATCACGCAGTGCATCAATATGCGGAGCCATCTTGCCAGTGCGACGACCGTTCTTGAAGTTCACATTGGTGATGAAGATGATGGTACCCTCAAACTCAAAGTTGTTCGGGATATCATGCTTGTCAAGATAGCTGCTAACCTTGTTCCAGCAAAGCCGACGCTTCTTCTTGGTATCCAATGCAACCTTCAGAAGATTCAGAGCATCCTGATCTTCCCAGACATCACAGTCGTCAAACACGACCACGGAGCCAGGCGAACTGTTGGCGTGCAAAAGAACATACAGGCCGATACCAGAGATAGTGCCACGAACAACCTCATGCTGACGGCGATCTCGCAGAGAATTCATGAAGTTAGAACGCGCCAGCTGCTGCTCGACACCGTGCGACTTGCCAACGCCCGGAGGGCCCGTCACGATCAATGCGCGGATCTTGTCCTCGATGCAGGCAGCAGCCATCTTGTCCAGAACATGAAACCGATTGCGAATGCGCGAGATAATCTGATCATCAGTTTCCAGATCAGTACCAGTCACATCGTCTTCCGTTGCAGTCTCGACAATTTCGATATCTTCAGGGCCGGAAACCTTGATGCGAATTACACTGGCATCAACTTCGTAAGCACCGTCATTGCGGACGGTAACATACCCGCCCTTACGACCAATCTGAAACCCCTTGACGAGCTTGAAGCTCTTGTCCGTAATCGGCTGATTGCGCCACTTACCGACCTTAATCTTAACAACAGACATGTGTTTCTCCAATTAGATAGTTGCTGAAAGAGATTGTAGAATAACTAATTTCAACCCAAAAGTCAAGCTTTTATCTACGAATAATATCAAAAATTCGCTGCTTGATGGACTCCACTTCCTCGGTGGGGATATAGAAGTCCGTGGTTGGATCCCAGTACTTGCCTTCCTTGGGATCATAATACAAAACTGAGCCGGGATAGAAGAAGGGACCTTCAAGACCCTTGCGAGGCTGATACTTCGCATCGCGCTCTGGCAGGATTCGGTAACCCATTAGTAAGTCCTCATTTCGGTCTGCTTTTCCAAAGCCCAATGGGCGCGAGCCTGCTTCCTCTTGGCGACGCGAAAATAGTAACGCCGCTCCTTCGAACTCGGAGCGGGGAAGCAACACGCGCACTTTACCCCACCCGGACCAACGTGCAGAAACTTGTTCATTTCTCGCTCCTTAACTTCAGTGTGGGAGTATTCTACACGATCAAAATTTAGAAATCAAGTCTTTTTTTTGAAAATAGGGTTCAATTAAGCGAGTTAGTGCGACAAACAGTATCAAAATTACCGGTGGAGCACTATATGGCATAAAGTGAAAAACAATATTGACAGCGCCCAGCATGAGTGTTATAATAATTGCTGCTAATATTAAAATATGTCTTGACATAATAAATCCTACTGATTAAGCTTTTTGGCGATCATTCTAGCGTATTCATTCATTTGTTTGACCGTTGCGAAATCACCCATGACTTTCAAAGTGACATCGTGTTTAAAATCGTCACTAGTTATTATGGTGGTATTGTTAAAGGTGACTGATCGCCATGGCCCTTTATCAACAATTTCGGCCTCAAATTTAAAAATACCGCAACCTTGGCATTCCATTCCTTTTTGATTACCACGATCAATCCAAACATGAGTACATTCTTCCTCTTGCTCAAGAAGATCGTGCAGCAAAGGTATAAGTCGGCTGGCTGTGGGATAACGCTGAAGATCTTCCATAGATAGACCTTCACATAATTCCAGTGCAGCTTCTAATGCCTGTTGAATTTTGCTCATGCTTTATTTAACTTAAGAAGATCTATTGAGCAAAAAATCTATCACTCCAGGATCGCGATCCTTTACCGACTGCCTGATCACAGGATCGATCTTGGTCATCGCATCAAGAAGAAGTGCTTTTTCCTTGAGATAAATTTTAGCGAAATCAGGATCGTTAATGCTCACAGTGTTGGAGATAAGATCAGCGAGCTTTACAAGCTGCGCTTCTTTAGGAGCATCAGCAATATGCTGCCTGTCGATAGCCTTACGAGCAGCACGATTGCCGTCTTCAGGCTTGCTTACGTCGGTGAGCCAGCCCACCAGATCGGCTACATGATCGCCAAAAAGCATTTTGACGACATCGATGCTGACCTGTGTGTCTTCTACCACATCGTGAAGCCATGCAGCAGCTACCATCTCAGGTGTTCCCTTGAGACGAATGGTTATCATGGCAACCTCTGCGGGATGCACAATATAAGGTTCGCCAGTGTACTTGCGCTTCTGGCCAACTGCTTCATGCGCAGCCGTTGCAAAAATCATGGCTTTAGTGATGATGTCCATTTCGATAGCATATCAAATCAGAACGAATAATGCAAGCTCATTTTAATCTTTTTCATGAAACTACGATATCTTCCATTCCAGCCGTTCTCAGACGAACCACGTGCCCTAGCATGAAGTTTTTACTCTCTAGAGCCTTCATGATCCCTAACCACTTGTTTCTGAGCAAAGCAACTTCATTTATCAGCACTTCGAATTCGATGACTTCATCTTCACCGTCTGTGTACTTTTCGGCATCACGAGAAGTCAATGCTCTATTATAACCTTCTAGATATTTCTGAAAATGCTTACGTCGGATTTTCTTTAGCTGAATGTTAAGAAAATTGAGAACCGCCTCAATCTCTTGAAGTTGATTGAAACGATGCTCGGTAATTCCAGGCAATCCTGTTAAGTTCTTCTCAACATTACCATATATGGATGCATCTCGTTTAGCAGATACCATTTCAGTTTCATAGTAACTAATGAAGTCTGGAATCACTCCAAAGTTACTAGTAATGCGAGAATACCAATTCATACTTACCAGCCAGAGTCGTAGCCGTCTTCTTCGGATTCCTCATCTTCGTCTGAATCGTAGGTTTCATCCAGCTCCTCGTCTTCGGTTGCGGCAATATACGAGTCTAGTGCTTCCATGACTACCTTATCTTTACGAAATTCTTCCTTAATGTCTGCTGGGTTATAATCATGATCTACAAGAATATTTACCAGAGAATCAGCCGCGGCTGACACGCTATTATATTCAAGATCGGGTTTAAGTGCTTTCCATACTTCAGCAATCACTTCAAGACTCATTCTGTTTCCTCCTTGATTTCATCAAAAGATTGATTCAAATTTTCCATCTTACTGAGAATTTCATTCATTACTGTATCCATGATACCGTTAGTATTTTTGTTCCATTCTTTTCTAAAGTAACGATGTTCTACTCCATCTTTATCGACATAAAGATATCGATGACCGTCCTTAGTTATTAACTGCTTTCTGTCCAGTAGTTCAAACATTCCACTATATGGATTCATGCCAGTTTCATACGGAATCTGTACTTCAATATCTTCGAATGGCTTAGAGTAGCGAGTTTTCATCACTTTGCAGCCTGCACGAATGCCCTGTACCGTAGTAGTCTTGTTGCCTTCCTCATCTTCTTTAAGTTTGAGTTTCTTCATGGCTACCACAATGCTGCTAGCATAGATAAATCCTTGTCCACCGCTTACGTTTGGATCCGGATTATATGGATCTTGACTTGCATAAGTATGATTCGTGGCAATCAATCCTACGTTATGACTGCCAAACATGTTAACACAGTTTCTAACCAGAGCAGTTAGAGCTTTGGGTTTACGACCCATATCGCCCTTCATTTCTCCTGCTTCGAACTGATTAACATCCGTAGGAGTCAGGAGCATTCCTAAAGAGTCGATCACAAACAATACTTTTGGCTTTTCATCTTCTGCCAGAGTTTTATAGTTCTTCATAAACTCTGCAATAGTTTTGGCAACATCATCGATCATGGCCATATTAAGTTTGAGTAACTTGTCTTCGGCAGTATCGACTCCAAGCGCCTTTAGCCATTCTTCATCCAGTGCATTTTCACTGTCAATGAGTACTACAAAAATGCCTTGCTGTTGAGCGTGGCGAACTAAATTACCAGAGCAAATGTAACTCTTGCCGCTGCCCGATTCTCCAGCAAAAACAGTCACTTTTCCAAGTGGTACTCCCTTCTTGAAATCGCCTGAAATTAAATAGTTCAGCGCATAATTTCCAGTAGAAATCCAATCAGTCGGATCATTAAATCCAATGCTCAATCCTTCGATGGATTTTGTTATGTCTCGTCTAAATTTTGATACATCAAATGGTTTTCCCACAGTGTTACTCCTAGTTATACGAACAGTTTATCTTTCGTGCTAGACTTCTCAAAGAAATCTGGGCATTCTTGTGCAATATTGTCAATCTCCCAGTCTGTTGGAAAATGACGAAGGACACCTCTTGCACGTTCTCTTACTAGTGAAGGCACTCGTGGTGTCTTTCCAGGATCACATAGTTCTTCCAGTAGCTTTTTTGCCGATTTTAGAGATCGGTATCTCTCATTAGATGTTGTCATGATGATTTTTCCTTGTAAGAAAGGGAGGAGAATAATCTCCTCCCTTTTGTATCAGCCCTTGTTTTGACGGGAGCGGATCAATGCAAGAATGTCCGCGGCCTTGTCAGTAGAAGGCTTTGTCTGTGGCTGAACCGAAGTAGATACATTCGGTTCAAAAGGAACATCATCATCTGAATCATCAACGACTGGAGCAGTTGGACGTACCGTGACTGATGGAGCACGAGCGGGCGCTTCGTCGCCCTCATCACTGAGAGCTTGTCCTTCAGTTGCGCCGTCTGGAACCTTAATTCCATAAGGACGATAGTATGCGCCCCACTTTGCAGGATCATACTTCTTGCCATCCACTGAAGCATCAAACATTTCCTTGATGATCTTTAGCTCAGTCTCGCTAGGCTTCTTGGGTAGGAAATCTGCAAGATTGTAAAGACCATGAGTCTGAATAGCTTCCAGTTCTGCCTCAGTCAATGCGCTTTCGCGACGAGAGAAGTTACTGGTCGTGTACTCGGGGTACTTGTTGCCTGGCTTTGGAGTCTTACGGAAAATAAAGTCAAGACCCTTTGTGTAGTGCGTGGGCAGTTCTAGAACTTCTGGATCAACCAACCCTGCCTGAATGATTGGCAGAATCTGAGTGTTGATGATGAAACGGCGAATTGGATTCGCTGGTGTCAGATCGCCAACGATTGGATTCTGACGCACGAAGCCTTGAAAAATGAAACTGCGCTTCTTCCAATACTTGTTTGCAAGCTCTTCAAGTGACTTATCTTTGTACCAAGGACGAACTTCTGCCAGGATTGGGCACTTAAATTTGTACTCTTCACCATACATTTCGATGCAAGGAACTTGTACAATGACCGTTTTGTTGTCATTGGTGCCTTCGACTCCGTTGAAAGGTAGTCGAATGATTTGACGTTCAACCCAGAACCAAGGATTGCTCTCATTACGATCTGGTAGAAAACGAGCAGTCGCTGATGCGCCTACTTCCATATCCCAGAATCGATAGACAGCATCGTTAGTGCGTTGTGTCTGTTTGGTTTTGTCGGTGTTTTGCGCCGATAGACGGGCGCGGATATCTGCTAGTGTAGCCATTTTGTTTCTCCTAAATGTGAGTTAAAAGTTGAGTTAAAAGTTGAGTTAAATTGTGAGTTGTTGGAGCAACTGACACAGTACACATTCTATTCGAATGGAGTACTATGTCAACTGTATATATGCCCAAAAGTTGAGCAAAAAAATAATATATTTTGCGCGACTAGAGACTTATTTTTTTGGAAGCGATTTGTTTTTTGATTCGCTAGCGCCGACTAGCTTTCCTTTAAAAGGATGTTGTTTAGGCGGTTTTCCCAGAACTGGACTAATAGTTCTGGCCTTTTCAGTAGGACCTAGCTGACCGACTTTTTTCTGCTGTGCGCTGATTCCTTCTTTAAACTCTTTGTTACCTGCTGCATCGTAATACGTCTTGATAACGTTTGATTGATTGATCAGGTTATCAAATGCTTTTCTACGCTCTTGCGGAGTGGCAAAGGGACCAGCTATTGGTCCAGCTTGCCCAACACGCTCAAGATAGTATCCAGGTTTGCGAGAAGTTGCATTCAAGCTATAATTTGCCGCTGTGTCCGATTTAATTTCCTCACTTACCTTCAGTTTCTCTTGAATAATCTGGTTTGCCCAGTTGTCAAGTTCATGTACCTCTTTCATTTGCGTGATTTTCTTGTTTAATCTATTTAAGATGGGTAAAACGCTCTCTATACGTGGATCTAAAGTTTCTCGGACGAATAACTCATTGATATGGTGTTCTTCG